TAACCTCTTCTGTTGCTGACCGCATTCTTCCGGCCTTCTACTGCCTTGGTCTTCGGACTCTGCGCGGGTGCCTTCAAGTTGCTGCCTGTCTCGCGGTTGTACTTCTCCCGCCCCTTGGCATTCAAGCCGGCGCCATTGCTGACTGGCAGCTTCTCGCCCCGCCCGACACTCAGTGACGCATGGCACAACAGCCGATTTATGACGCCGAGGGCGAACAGCTCCTGATGTCGCGCCTATGGGCGCCGACTATCGCTGACGACCCCGAGGCGTTCGTGCTGTTCGCCTTCCCGTGGGGGCAGCCCAACACCCCGCTGGTTAAGTTCAAAGGCCCGCGCACCTGGCAGCGCAAGATACTGCGCAAGATTGCCACCCACATCAAGAACAACCGAGGTCAGCTAGACATGGACGCCCTGCGCCAAGCGGTGGCCTCCGGTCGAGGGATCGGCAAGTCGGCGCTGGTTGCATGGCTCATCCTGTGGATGCTGACCACCCGCATTGGGTCTAGTGTGATCGTGTCTGCCAACTCAGAAGCGCAGCTGCGCTCCGTCACATGGGGCGAGCTGCAAAAGTGGGCGACGATGGTCATTAACAACCACTGGTGGGAGACTAGCGCAACAAAGCTACTTCCGGCCAAGTGGCTAACTGAGCTGGTCGAGCGCGACTTGAAGAAAGGTACGCGCTACTGGGCAGCCGAGGGCAAGCTCTGGTCGGAAGAGAATCCCGACAGCTACGCCGGTGTCCACAACCACGACGGCATGATGTTGATCTTCGACGAAGCCAGCGGTATACCCGACGCCATCTGGTCGGTCGGGGCGGGCTTCTTTACGGAGCCGATACTGGATAGGTACTGGTTCGCCTTTTCCAATCCACGGCGTAACCAAGGCTACTTCTACGAGTGCTTTCACGCCAAACGCAACTTCTGGCAGACAGAAAACATCGACTCGCGTACGGTCGAAGACACGGACAAGCAGATATATGAGCAGATCATTGCGGAGTATGGCGAGGATTCGCCGCAGGCTCGGGTTGAGGTCTACGGAGAGTTTCCATCAGCTGGCGAAGATCAGTTTATTGGTGCGAGTGCTGTCGACGACGCCGCCAGTCGGCCAAAATACAAGGATGAGACGGCGCCAATTGTTGTCGGCGTTGACCCAGCTCGAGGCGGCGCGGATGCCACCGTCATCGTCGTGCGGCAAGGGCGGGATTTGATCGCAATCAAGCGCTACCACGGCGAGGACACCATGACGACCGTGGGCCGGGTGATTGACGCCATCGAGGAGTACCGGCCAGCACTAACCGTAATCGACGAGGGCGGGCTAGGCTACGGGATACTTGACAGATTAAAAGAACAGCGATACAAGGTGCGGGGAGTGAACTTCGGTTGGAAGTCATCCAAACCGGTCATGTACGGCAACAAGCGAGCTGAAATTTGGGGTGCGATGAAGGACTGGCTGAAGACTGCCAGCATTCCCAACGACAGGCAGTTGAAAGCGGACTTGACAGGCCCCATGAAAAAGCCCGACTCGTCGGGTACGATCTACTTGGAAGGCAAGAAAGAGATGAAGTCACGCGGGCTGGCGTCTCCGGATGCTGCCGACGCGCTAGCGGTGACGTTCGCGTTTCCGTTGGCGCACCGTGAGTCTGGGTACGAGCGTGCAACACGCCGCAGTGACGGGTACTCACCGAGAGTCGCTGCTGCAACTGGGTGGATGGGTTCGTGAATGGCTAAGAAAAGTGTGTCACTGAGTGTCGGGCGGGGCGAGAAGCTGCCAGTCAGCAAGGGCGCCGGCTTGACTGCCAAGGGGCGGGAGAAGTACAACCGCGAGACGGGCAGCAACTTGAAGGCACCCGCGCCGAGTCCGAAGACCAAGGCAGACGAAGGCAGGAAGAAGTCGTTCTGCGCAAGAATGGGTGCCGTCGCAGCAAACGCGAAAGACGGTGAACGCGCCAAAGCGGCGCTTAAACGATGGAAGTGCTAACTATGGCGACGAAACCAGGGCTATACGCAAACATTCACGCAAAACAAGAGCGCATCAAGGCCGGAAGCGGCGAAAAGATGCGCAAACCCGGCGCTCCCGGCGCACCGACAGCTAAAGACTTCAAACAATCGGCTAAAACGGCTAAAAAGGGGAAGTAACATGCCACTGGTTAAGTCGAAATCCGAAAAAGCGTTCAGAGAAAACATCCGCGCCGAGGTAAAATCGGGCAAACCGGTCAAACAGGCCGTGGCAATCGCGTATGCAACCAAACGCGCGGCAGCTAAACCCGCCAAAAAGATGAAATAAATGGACTATACCGGCATAAATAAGGCAGCAAAGGTCGCCAATATCGGTGGAAACCCACCGCCTGACGCCATCAAGAAAGACACGCAAGACGTACTTGCGACCATGCGAAAACGGCTGGATATGGCCATTTCCGCACTGTCTGAGAGCCGGGAAGATGAGCTGGACGACCTGCGGTTCTATGCCGGCTCGCCAGACAACCACTGGCAATGGCCAGCCGACGTGTTGGCAACCCGTGGTGCAGTGCAAGGTCAAACGATCAACGCCCGGCCTACACTGACAATCAATAAGCTGCCCCAGCATGTGCGACAGGTCACCAATGACCAAAGACAAAACCGTCCGAGCGGCAAAGTTATACCCGCTGACGACAATGCCGACGTTGAAGTCGCCGAAATCTACAATGGCATGGTCAGGCACATCGAGTACATCTCAGACGCCGACGTTGCCTACGACACAGCCTGCGAGAACCAAGTCGCCTACGGCGAAGGCTACATCCGAATCCTGACCGAGTATTGCAACGACGACTCGTTTGACCAAGACATCAAGATTGCCCGTATCCGCAACAGCTTCTCGGTCTACATGGATCCAACAATCCAAGACCCGTGCGGCGCAGACGCCAAGTGGTGCTTTGTCACTGAAGATTTGCAGCGTGCAGACTACGAGCGCATGTTTCCTGACGCCAGCCCGATCTCTAGCCTGCAGTCGCAGGGTGTGGGCGACCAGTCGATCTCGGTTTGGATAAATCAGGATACAGTGCGCATTGCCGAGTATTACTACGTCGAATACGACAAAGCCACGCTGCACCTGTACCCTGGCAACGTCACGGCTTTTGAGGGTTCGCCCGAAGCCAAGCAAATGAAGCAGATGGGCATCAAGCCGGTTCGCACCCGTGAGGTCAACGCCAAGCGGGTTAAATGGTGCAAGACCAACGGTTACGAGATGCTGGAAGAGCAGGAGTGGGCAGGTCGGTTTATCCCTATTGTACGCGTCATCGGTAACGAGTTTGAGGTAGACGGCAAGCTGTACGTCTCAGGGTTGGTGCGTAATGCCAAGGATGCGCAGCGCATGTACAACTACTGGACGAGCCAAGAGGCCGAGATGCTGGCTTTGGCGCCCAAAGCCCCGTTTATTGGTTACGGTGGCCAGTTTGAAGGCTACGAGATGCAATGGAAGACGGCCAACACGCAGAACTGGCCGTACTTGGAAGTTAATCCTGATGTGACTGACGGTTCTGGCGCTGTACTGCCGCTGCCACAGCGGGCTGCACCGCCCCTGCCACAGACAGGCTTGATTCAGGCCAAGATGGGCGCGTCAGACGACATCAAGTCCACCACCGGGCAGTACGACACCAGTCTGGGAGCAACATCCAATGAGCGTTCGGGCAAGGCGATTATGGCGCGCGAGCGTCAGTCTGACACTGGCACTTATCATTACGTGGACAATCTGGCACGCGCTGTTAGGTACGTAACGCGCCAGTTGGTTGACCTGATACCAAAGATTTACGACACTCAGCGGATTGCGCGGGTTATTGGCTTGGATGGCGAGACTGACATGGTCAAGCTAAACCCAATGCAGCCAGAGCCTGTACGTGAGGTACGCGACCAGAACAACCCTGCAATCGTTATCGAGAAAATCTACAACCCCAGCATTGGTAAATACGATGTCGTGGTGACCACCGGCCCGTCTTACCTGACCAAGCGTCAGGAGGCACTGGATGCGATGGGCATGATCCTGCAATCCAACCCGCAGCTCTGGCAAGTGGCCGGCGACCTGTTTATCAAGAACATGGACTGGCCAGGCGCCCAAGAGATGGCGGCTCGCTTTGCCAAGATCATCGACCCCAAAATCATGCAAGACAGCGACGACTCGCCCGAGATGCAACAGGCCAAGCAGCAGATGGAAGCGATGGGGCAAGAGCTGGATCAGCTGCACCAGATGCTGCAAAACGTCAACAAGTCGGTTGAGGTGCAGGACATGGAGCGCAAGAACTTCGAAGCCGACATCAAGGCGTACCAAGCCGAGACGCAACGTCTGTCAGCTGTGGCTGCCGGCATGAACCCCGAGCAGGTACAAGAAGTGGTCATGCAAACGCTGCGCGATGTGATGACTGCCGGCGACTTGGTCATGGAAGGTGGCGGGATGGAGTTGCCCGGCCAAATGCCGATGGGCGAACAACCACCAATGGGCCAAGAAATGCAACAAATGCCGCCAGAAATGGGTATGATGCCGCCAAGTGGGGCTGAAATGCCGCCTGAGATGATGAATATGCCGCCGGAAGGAATGGGACAATGAAAGCCGCAGATTTTGTAGGCATGCTGTTTTTAGCGCGGGATGTCGCCCATTCGGTGCATCTGAACACCCGCAGCTTTTCAAAACACATGGCCTTAAATACGTTTTACGATGAGATTATCGATTTGGCTGATAAGTTTGCCGAAGCGTACCAAGGCAAATACAACCTGATTGGGCCAATTTCGCTGCATTCAGCCAAGAAAACAGGCAATATTGTTGAGTTTTTGGAAGACCAGCTAGACGAAATTAACTCCGTGCGCTACAAGGTCGTCGATAAGGATTGCACTGCAATCCACAACATCATCGACGAAATTGAGTCGCTGTATATGTCAACGCTGTACAAACTTAAATATCTGGCATGACACCTGCATACTCGCAAACTTATTTTGGTAAAGATGAGCCATTTAATTTGCAAGTGGCTCGCGGCCAAGTGCCGCACCATAAAAACTTATTTAAATTCGGCAACAACGCGGACATAAACGGCTCGCTTGAAACCATTTGGTCGTATGGCGGTTTGTATGTTTACCCTACCTCTGCCATACAGATGTCCGTATCCAGCAGCAGCGCCAACGACACGGCTGCCGGCACTGGCGCGCGCGCTATCGTAGTGTCAGGCTTAAACGAGCAGTATGCAGAGATATCAGAGACGGTAACATTGAATGGCCAAACGGCGGTATTAACCACCAACACCTTTATTCGCGTATTTCGGGCTTTTGTAGTTACTGCAGGGTCGGGTGGAACTGCAGCCGGTACTATCTACATTGGCACTGGAACAGTGACGGCAGGCGTACCTGCAACCGTATACGCTGAAATTGTACTGGGTGAAAACCAAACGTTGATGGCTGTATGGACAGTCCCCGCCGGGTATACGCTGTATCTTAACCAAGGTATATTTAGCGCCGCGTCTAACAACGCAGCGCAATACGTACTAAGTAAATTTATGATACGGCCTTTTGGTAGCGTGTTTAGAAACGCCGCAGACGTAACTGCCAACAGTAATGTAATTAGCTATGATTTTAAAGTGCCGTTAGCAATATCCGAAAAGTCAGACATTGAAGCTAGGGCTATAGCTTTAGCAGGCACTAACTTTTACGTTACCGCCTCTTTTGAAGGCATTTATATCAAAAATTTTGTGGACTAAATAATGGCAAATTACACTTACATCACGGCTTCGGCCAACATTAAACCAATGGCTGGCAAGCTAAAAGGTATTTTTGTCAGCGCAGCGTCCAGCACTCCAACGATCACTATATATGATTCTGCTTCTACCACAACCACTACAACCATTTTGGGTACGTTTACCCCTGTCGGCGCAACGTCATATTTGTTGCCTCTTGATGGCGCGTATGCCAAAGATGGAATCTACGTGGTAATTGGCGGGACAGTTGCTGCAACAATAATTTACGAGTAATCTTGCTGTAAACCGAACTGACGCGGTACGTCAGGGATTCATTAGGAATCGACAATGTCTGAAGAAACAAGCAATCAGTTAGCGGATTCACCCGCGCCAGAGCAGGCATCGACGGCAGAGCCTGTAGCTGTAGAAACATCCGCGCCGGAGAATGAACAGTCTAACGAGCAGCAGTCCAAGACCTTCACACAAGAAGAGCTTGACGCTATCGTAGGCAAAAGGCTTGCAAGAGAACAACGTAAGTGGGAACGCGAGCAGAGTCGTAGGGCACAACCAGCACCTACACCTGCCGAGCTACCGCCGGTCGAAAATTTTGATTCTGTTGACGCGTATGCTGATGCACTAGCGGAACGCAAAGCAGAAGAATTATTGGCTAGGCGAGAGCTTGAGCGGCAACAGATGGATTTTCTTGATGCGTATCAAGATCGTGAAGAGGACGCAAGGAACCGTTATGACGACTTCGAAGAAGTTGCTTATAACCCCAAGCTGCCTATTTCGAACGCGATGGCTGAGACGATCCAGGCTTCGGATAACGGCCCTGATATTGCTTATTATCTTGGCTCTAACCCGAAGGAAGCCGCCCGCATAGCCGCACTGAAATCGCCTATTTTACAAGCCAAAGAAATTGGCAAGATTGAAGCAAAAATAGCTTCTGAGCCGGTTTTAAGAAAAACGACAAGCGCCCCACCACCCATTGCGCCGATTTCTGGCCGTGGTTCTGGATCGCCGTCTTATGACACAACTGACCCTCGTGCGATTAAAAACATGAGTACGTCTGAGTGGATTGAAGCGGATCGCCAGCGCCAAATGAAAAAGTGGGAAGCTCAACGTAACCGCTAACTTTTTAGGATATAAATCATGGCAAACTCGATTCTTACCATTGACATGATTACCCGCAAAGCTCTCGAAATTCTCGAGAACAACCTGGTAATCACCCGTAACGTTAACCGTCAGTACGACGACTCTTTCGCCGTTGAAGGCGCAAAAATTGGCTCGACTCTGCGTATTCGTTTACCAGATCGCGCTCTGGTGACTGACGGCGCCGCCCTGCAAGTTCAGGACGACAACGAGCAGTTCACCACCTTGACCGTCGCTTCCCAGAAGCACATCGGTGTGAACTTCACCTCCGCTGAACTCACCATGCAATTGGATGACTTCGCAGAGCGTGTGTTGAAGCCTCGTATTTCGCAGCTGGCTTCCAGCATTGACGCTGACGTTGCTAACGCATACAAAGCTATTGGTAACTCGGTGGGCACACCTGGCAGCACTCCTTCGACTTCGCTCGTTCTGCTGCAAGCTCAGCAGAAGCTGAACGAAAACGCAGCTGTGATGTCGCCACGCTACGCTACCGTCAACCCAGCCGCTAACGCTGGTCTGGTTGAAGGCATGAAGGGTCTGTTCAATCCAACCGACACTATCAGCCGCCAGTTTAAGAACGGCATGATGGGTATGGGCGTGCTGGGCTTCGATGAAGTCAACATGTCTCAGTCAATCAAGCAGCACACCAACGGCACACGCGACGCGTCTGTTTCAACGCTGGTTAAAACGCCAGGCGTAACTGCTGAAGGTGCTTCAACTATCCTGTTGGAGCAAGGTTCTGTAACAACCACAATTAAAGCTGGCGACGTATTTACTGTGGCTGACTCTTATGCGGTTAACCCACAAACCCGCGAATCTACTGGCTCTCTGTACCAGTTTGTGGCTTTGGCAGATGCAACGGCTGTCGCAGGTACTTGGACTGTAACTGTGCCCGCAATGTATTCTGCCAGCCATGCCTTGGCTACTATGACGGCTCTGCCAGTAACCGGCAAAGCGGTAACCTTTTTGGGCGCAGCTTCTGGTCAGTACGCACAGAACCTCGTGTACCACAAAGATGCGATCACTTTTGCGACCGCTGACCTGCTGCTGCCACAGGGCGTTGACATGGCTTCCCGCCAAGTCCATAACGGCATCTCGATGCGTGTTGTTCGTCAGTACGACATTAACAACGACCGTCTGCCTTGCCGTATTGACGTGCTGTATGGCTTCAGCACGATCCGTCCACAAATGGCTTGCCGCATCTGGGGCTAAGCACTGGTGGGGGCTTTGGCCCCCATTACTGAATTTATTTGAAAGGAAATTATCATGGCAATTCCTAATGGCGCTGGTGGATACCAAGTTGGTGATGGCAATCTGACAGAAGCAGTGATGGGTGTTCAGACCATCCCTACTACATTGACTGGTGACACCACATTGACTGCAGCTCAAGTTGCAGTTGGTTTGGTTGTCTGTAAAAAAGCATCGGACGCTACATTGACAGTGACTCTGCCTACGGCAGCGTTGCTTGATGCAGCTATTCCTAGCGCAAAAGTTGGCTCGTCTTTTGAGTTGACAATTTGCAACGACAACAACACCGGCGCATCATCTACCGTTCCTATCACAACAGGCACTGGTATTACGATAGTTGGTTCCGTTACTGTCCCACGTTTCGGTGCGAACACTTACCGTTTCGTGAAGACTGGCGACGCAGCCTACTCGGCATTTCTAAAGTAAATAATAGGGGGGCTTCGGCCCCCGCTTTTCAAAGGATAAATCATGCCTAATACTAAACCGATTGGCGTTGCGTATGAAGACCAGCAACTTAATGGCGCCGTTATGGGGGCTGTAGGTGGAACCGCCGGTTTTTATGGAGTTACGCCAATTACCCAAGCAGCAGCAATTACTGCAGTTACTAACACCGCTACGGGTACTGAGCTTGCTACTGCAATCAACGCTATCCGTGTTGCACTTAAAAATATCGGCATTACTGCCTAATTAAATAGGGGCTTCGGCCCCTATATACACTATGACTATTTATCTCAGGCACAACGTTCACGGCACCAAAATAGCCAACATGGACTTGGAGGCTGAATATGATGAACAAAACGGATGGGAACGGTATAATCCCGACACGCCTTTGGCTTCCGAAGCAGCGGCGCCAGTCAACGAGCTGGAACCCAAACGTCGTCGTGGCCGCCCACCTGTAGAAGCGGCAGCTTAAAGGAGCATACATGGCCACTACTGCTGGCGATCAAATCAACAGAGCCTTGCGGTTGTTGGGCGTGTTGGCTGAAGGCGAGACGTCTTCGGCTTCAGTAATGCAAGACGGCCTGACTGCTTTGAATCAAATGATTGATTCATGGAACACAGAGCGTCTAGCCGTGTTTTCTACGCAAGACCAAGTCTTTAGTTGGCCGCCCGACGAGATTACCCGCACGCTAGGGCCAACGGGCAACTTTGTGGGCAATCGCCCCATTTTGATTGATGACGCGACGTACTTCCGCGATCCGCAGACCAATGTGTCTTACGGCATCAAGCTGATTAACCAGCAACAGTACGACGGCATTGCTGTCAAAACCGTGACCAGCACTTATCCGCAAGTCATGTTTGTCAACAACACGTACCCCGACATCACCATGACCATCTACCCAAAGCCTACTCGGCTTTTGGAGTGGCATTTTGTGTCGGTGCAAGAGTTGGCTCAACCCGCCACCTTGGCGACTAATTTGGCGTTTCCACCAGGCTATCTGCGAGCGTTTGTCTACAATCTGGCAATGGAGTTTGCGCCTGAGTTTGGTGTCGAGCCGTCGCCCCAAGTTGTGCGTATCGCCATGACGTCCAAACGTAATCTGAAGCGCATCAACAATCCAGATGACGTGATGTCCATGCCGTACTCGCTGGTAGCTACTCGTCAGCGGTTTAACATTTTTGCAGGGAATTACTAATATGACTACCATTGCAATTTCAGCGCTTCCTTTAGCTGCTAACGCCACTACCGCCGATATTTTGCCTATTGTGCAAGCGGGCACAACAAAACAGCTTACTAATGCGCAATTGTTTGATAGGCTTAATGCAACAAATGCTGCCGCGCCTACAATTGCAAGTGCAACCACAATTGCGCCAGTAAAACAAATTACGTTTATATTGGGTACCGCTGCAATTGAGACTATTACTGCTCCGTCATCAATATTGTTAAGCGGCGGAACAATCATTTTAATTCCACTTGCGGCGTTTACGTGGACTACCGCAGGAAATATTGCTGTAGCAGGCACAGCAGTTGCAAACCGAATGCTGACCTTAGCATACGACGCTACAACAACTAAATGGTATCCGAGTTACGTTTGACATGAAAACGCCCATTCTTGGCTCAACCTATGTTGCTCGCAGCACTAACGCTGCGGACGCGCGTATGGTTAATTTGTTTCCTGAAATTGTTCCGGAAGCAGGAAAAGAGCCTGCGTTTTTACAGCGCGCGCCGGGGTTGGCATTACTGGCAACTATTGGGCTTGGGCCAATTCGCGGGCTATGGTCATTCGGCGGCTATGGCTATGTAGTGTCCGGCAATAGCTTGTATAAGATTGACACCGCATACACGGCTACATTGTTAGGCACTGTTGCAGGCACGGGGCCGGTATCTATGGCCGATAATGGTACTCAGCTATTTATTGCCACTAACCCAAACGGCTACATTTACAACGCAAGCTCCAACGTGTTTTCTCAGATTACCGACTCTGATTTTCCGGGTGCGGTGACTGTTGGGTTTATTGACGGTTATTTTGTATTTAACGAGCCTAACAGCCAAAAGTTGTGGATTACAAGTTTGTTGGATGGCTTGTCCATTGACCCACTAGATTTTGCTAGTGCTGAAGGTGCGCCAGATGATTTGGTTAGTGTCATTGTAGACCACCGTGAAATCTGGGTGTTTGGCACCAACAGTACCGAGGTTTGGTACGACGCAGGGACAGCGGACTTTCCGTTGCAGCGCATTCAGGGGGCGTTTAATGAGCTTGGCTGCGCAGCGCCGTACTCGGTGGCCAAGATGGACAACAGCGTCTTTTGGCTGGGCGCTGACGCCAGAGGCCGGGGGATTGTGTACCGCGCCAACGGCTATACCGGCCAACGGATCTCGACTCACGCGGTTGAATGGCATATCCAACAGTACGGCAATCTGTCAGATGCTATTGCCTACACATACCAGCAAGACGGCCACAGCTTTTATGTGCTGATTTTCCCGCAAGCTAATACGACTTGGGTTTACGACGCAGCAACGCAAGCCTGGCACGAACGTGCCGGATGGGTTAATGGAGAATTTACGCGGCATCGCAGCAATTGCCAAATGTCGTTTAACAATGAAATTATTGTTGGCGACTTTGAAAACGGCAATATCTATGCTTTTGATCTGGACGTGTACGCCGATAACGGCAGCATTCAAAAATGGTTGCGGTCATGGCGCGCGCTGCCTACTGGGCAAAATAATCTAAAACGTACCGCCCACCACACTTTGCAGCTAGATTGTGAATCCGGTGTTGGCTTAAATTTATACCCCGCTTACGAAAGTCAGGATATTGTTACAGAATCAGCAGAATATTTAATAGCTGAATTTTTTCAAGTTATATTAGCCACCGAAGCTAACGTTGAACTAACGACTGAAGAAGACGATAATTTTAAGACGTTAGGGCAGTTTGACGGCGTAGACATTAACGATTATAAACTTACAACTAGCGCATATCTTGCTGCACCTGGGTACGATCCGCAGGTAATGTTGCGCTGGTCAGATGATGGCGGTCATACATGGTCTAACTACCATACAGCCAGCATTGGCAAAATTGGCGAATATTATCGTCGCGTGTTCTGGCGCCGGCTAGGCATGACGTTGAAGCTGCGTGACCGTGTGTACGAGCTATCGATGACCGATCCGGTCAAGATTGCCATTATGGGCGCTGAGTTGCAGCTGAGCGGCACAAATGCCTAACCCACCCAACATAACCAATATCACGCCGCCGCGTGTTCCGTTCCTTGACGAACGTACGGGGTTGATTGCGCGCGAATGGTACAGGTTTTTTCTCAATATATTTAATTTGACTGGCGGCGGCACTAACACAACGTCGTTAACTGATTTACAGGTAGGCCCACCGTTTGCGCAGATTGATGAGTTTAACACTGCTATTGATGCTAAGACGGCAGATCTGACGCCTACGCAAGAATCTGCGTTGGACGAAATTGCTGAGTTAAGCAAACAGGTTGAAGCCTTAGCTGTCTTACCTTTAACTAGCTGGGTGTTGTCCGAACTTGCGGAGTTACAAACCCAAATTGATGGGCTGTTAGCAGCGGCTATCCCGCCAGTTAATTTTTTAACTAACGGCGCGTCGATTCTATACGGCGATAATCTGGGCGGGTTTAGCAATGTCACGATAGGGTCGGGCGTATCGTTTAGCGGAGGCACGTTAAGCGCCACGGGCAGCGGCGGTACAGTAACTTCGGTTACCGGCGCAGCGCCTATTACGTCCACAGGCGGCACTACTCCAGTTATTGGCGTCACCGCTGCCGCATTGACTGAAGTTGACGATACAAACGTAACATTGACGTTGGGCGGCTCGCCCAGCACCGCTTTGCTTGCTGCCACCAGCTTAACGTTAGGTTGGACAGGCCAGCTTGCGGCTACGCGTGGCGGCACAGGTTTTGGGTCGTATGCAGTAGGCGATATTCTGTACGCCAACACAACCACTACATTGGCAAAACTAGCCGATATAGCAACGGGTAATGCGTTAATTTCTGGCGGCGTAGGCGCGGCGCCGGCATGGGGCAAAATTGGGCTAACGACGCATGTTAGTGGAACTTTGCCTGTAACAAATGGTGGCACAGGTACAGCGACAACATTTACCGCAGGATCAGTTGTGTTTGCTAGCGTGTCAGGCGTTTACAGCCAAGATAACGCCAACTTTTTTTGGGATGATACGAACAATCGACTTGGCCTTGGTAATGTTGCGCCAGCTTGCGCTCTTGACGTAACTGGTGGCATTCAAACTAGTCGCACTGGCGTAACTTCGCCAGCAACAACGGATGGCAACATTTTTTCAGGTACGTATACACCACAACAAATATCTATTGGTGGCACCCCCCAAAACACAAATGTGGCGGCAGTATCTTTTATAATTTGTCAGTATATGCGAGTTGGCAATGTTGTGACTGTTAGCGGTCAGATTGCAATTACGGCGACTACCGCAGCCACAGACACGGTCGTAAAAATGACCGTTCCAGTTACGACCCTTTTTGGTTCTTCAAGACAGTTGGGTGGTGCGGGCGTGGCTATTACAACGCCTTACGCACAAAACAGTTTGGCGTTTCTTGCGGATACAGTTAACGAATCTGTTGACGTTCGGTTAAGGCCAACTGTAAACACGTCATTAACTTATAACTTTTCGTTTACTTATTTGGTGTCGTGACATGGTTGATTCATACACTTTAAATTGGGCTGAGAATAAGTTAATCGTAACTTTTGAAGATGGAACAATTAAAGAATATTTACCTTCTGATAAAGAACAATATTTGGTTGACTATCCTGACCGAATTTCAGATATTGTTGCAATGGGTTGGGTTTTGTAAAGGAAAAAAAATGACTGTAAATCTTTCCTTGTTCGCCGGTGTTGGCGCACAAATTTTTAGCAACAACGGCGTACCCTTGGCTGGAGGTAAGATTTTTAGTTACCAGGCGGGGACTACCACGCCACAAGCAACGTATACAACTTCAGCGGGAAACGTTGCGCATCCTAACCCGATAATCTTAGACGCAGCAGGGCGAATTCCGTCTGGTGGCGAAATTTGGCTAACAAATGGTCAATCATATAAGTTTGCACTTCAGACTAGCGCAGACGTTTTAATTGCCACATACGACAACGTTGAGGGTAACGGATCAGGAATTTCTAGTTCTTTAGCTGCGCCTAACGGCGCGACATTAGTTGGATTTACCGGGTTTAATGCGCAGGTTGGAACCGTTGCAAATTTGGCTGGTAATGATGGCTCTGATTGGATCGGATTTTTACAGTCGGGAACCAATGCTGTTGCTAGGTCTGCCCAAAATAAAATGCGGGATGTTTTAAATGTTGCAGATTTTGGTGCTGTCGGCAATGGCCTAGTAGATGACACTGTTTACATTCAGAGAGCAATTAACGCTGCAATCGCCAGCAAAAGAAACGTTGTTTTTAACAGCGGCGCTACTTATTTAGTGAGCGCGGAATTAACTGTTGATGGCAACGTGTTTTTGGGTACAACTGGCGATGGCCAAGCAATTATAAAAACACAAACCAATTCTGGAATTGCTTTAGATATAGGTGGCAATATTGTCGCCCCCGTGGCTACAACTACGCTATCCCAAAATTTAAGAATTAACACCGACAAAATGACGGTTACATCTGCGGCTAACGTTCAAGTTGGAATGTTAGCGCGTTTGCAATCTACAAAGGCTTGGTATCACGATCCTAGAGAAGCCACTGCAATTAGCCCCGACAGCGATGCTGTTGGTACAGCGCAAAGTGGTTCTGGCAGCACAATTCAATTAAAGGCTACCACAACTTCGACCGCGTTTGTTGGCCTTGCCGTTACGATTGAGTCGGGTACTGGCGCGGGGCAAGCGCGTGTTGTTCAATCTTACAATGACGCAACCAAAACTTGCACCATGACTGCAAATTGGGTGACTGCGCCGGACAACACTTCGGTATATCGATTTTCTCAAGCGTTTAAAGGTGAACTTCACCTTGTTCGCGGCATTTCTGGGCAAACGATTGACATTGATGCTCAGTTTGGGGATGGGTACGCTGTTGTTACTGACACTTACGGCAGCGCGCTTGAAGCAGTTACAGTTAATTTTTACAACCCAATTACAGTAAAGGTCGACAATCTTTACATTCAACGCCCACAAACTGTTAATGCAAACAGTTTCGGCATTCGTTTAATTTATGGCTTAAATTGCGAAATTACGCGTTGCCGCGTCGATTATGCTACTGCTACCGGCATTGCTATCAGTACGTCGTACAACACGCTTATTGAACGTTGCGAAACTAACCATGCTAATGATACGACCACAGGCTACGGATCGCAGTCAACCAACGTTTGGCGATCAATTTATCGTCTTAATAAAGCCTACAATTGTCGCCGAGGTATTGATATCAGTGGAACAACACCGTCCTACCATTGTTTGCTTGAATCAAATACTGTATTCGGCGGCGGCGCTCAAGAAGATGGACAACTTTACACACCAGAAGGCACTGTTGAAAATTTTGGTATGGGTAGTCATGGTACAGCTTCCGGCACCGTATATCGCGGTAATTTAATTGGAAATGTGTCTCGGGGAATAAATATTCGCGGCAGGGACGAAACAATTATCGCGAATAAATTTTTTGGTGAGTTTACTTTATGCGCTATAGATGTATCTCATGGCGCAAACCTTGCCGTATTGGAAAACGAATACAACAATGGGTTTAACCAAGGTGGTCAAGCTGCTCAAGTTGAAGATGACTCATTTGTTTTAGCTAACATAAATAATTTTCAAGCACAATATTTTGTTCGATTGCAAAGCACCTATGAATTTGGGTATACGTCTATTCGAAACAACATTTGTCGAGCAGTTAATCGTTATTTTGTTTATTTTGATTACACTACTGCTGGCGATGCTCCAGGTTTTGATGTGTGCAACAATTACGTTTCTGTTGTGCCTAACTCTAGCGCACTTGAATGCGCGTTAATTGGAGTAGAAAGTGGGGCAAAAAACTTTTCACTCTCCACTATCAACAACAATGTAGTGTTTGGCAGTAATTCAACCACAACGGTAAGGACATTAGGTGCAAATGCTGTTATTGACGCTGCTAACGGAGCCGTTAATGAATTTACTGGGGCTAAAACATACACCACTTTCATGGCTAATCAAAGTGTTGCCAAAATTCGAGTGCCTTATACAGGCCCAACACACATTATGTTTTCATTGGTATGCGGCAACTCTCTAACCAATCGCTTTTTTGGGATGCTTACTTTAAATTCAACTACCATCACCACTATGGGCAGCCTTAACAATGTGCAAGGTTTTGCTACCGTTCCAACCGGAACTGATCCAACTTTAGGAAATATTGCCTTAAATTATGATGGCGACTTTTTAAATTTAGCCAACAATGCTGGCGCCTCGCGTTCAGTGTACGTAACTTTTTTCCCTATTTCTTAACAGGTTCCGACAATGAATCAACCAACACAAATGCGCTGGCCTGCCGATTTTCCCAATAAGCATGACCACCAGGAAGGATGGGTTAAACCAAAATGACCGTTACCGTTAAAGTTCTTATACCCGCCAAGACGGCGGAAGACGCCCAAACCCCGCAGTACACTGCGTCGGGTGTCACCACCATTATCGACAAGTTCACGGCAACTAATTACAGTGCGTTAGCCGCTACTATTAGTGTTAACTTGGTAACATCCGGAAGTTTAGCTGGCGCTGCTAATTTGATTACCAAAACGAAAACTTTGCAGCCTTCGGAAGTCTACACTTTCCCAGAGATTGTGGGTCAAGTCTTGATGCCATCCGGTTTTATCTCTACTATCGCAGGAACCGCTAATGCTATTAATATCCGCGCGTCAGGTCGTGAGGTAACATAAGCTATGGGCGCCGTAGAGCTTTTTGACGCAGACAGCACGGCGGTAATTACGCCAGAGCTGATGCGGCAAAAGGTTGTTGCACTGCAAGATGAATTATTGCAGATGCCGCAAGCCGACATAGTGACCACCCACACGTTTTTGCCGGGGGTATACGAGCGAAAGATTACCGTGCCACCGTGGACAGTATTGACAGGGGCTGCGCATAAAACGGACTACCGCGTGCGGCTGGAAAAGGGCACAATAGCTGTCAATATTGATACGGAAGTAGTAATACTGACAGCACCCTGTGAGTTTGACGCCAAGGCAGGCGAGCAGCGCGCCGGGCGGGTGTTTGAGGACGAAGTGGTGTGGGTGGACATTTACCCTAACCCAGACGACTGCCAAGAGTTAAGTGTCATTGAAGATCGGCTGTACGTGGTGCCCGAATGTGGGCTAGGTGACACTCGAAAACGGTTAGCCATCGAATCGGCGCAAGCGGATTACCAGTTATTTTTAGGGCAGCTAGGTGTAGATCAGCCCACAATGGACGCCATAGTGACCATTGAAAACGATCTGATTGATATGCCAGAAGGGCACGACGTAGAACTAAAAGCGTCGCCGGTGCATGGGGTGGGGATGTTTGCGACACGGCACTTTTTTGCGGGCGAAGTTATTTGCCCAGGTCGGTTGGATGGCAAGCGTACCCCAGCAGGGCGATACATTAACCATTCACCCGATGCTAACGTAACACCGTACAAGTTTGGTGACGATTTATACGTAATTGCCTTAAAAGACGTGGGTATCGGTAATGAACTTTTGATTAATTACCGAGACGCTGTTGAAATAAATTTTGGCTTTTACTTATCAGGGGAAACATTATGTCAGGATTTATAGCAGGCAGCGTAATTAGCGGCGGCGCGTCGTACGCCGGTTCAAAAGCACAATCAAGGGCTACAGACCGCGCGACTAAGTTGCAGGAAAAAATGTTCAATAAGCAAATTGAACTGCAAGAACCGTTTCGCAAAGTAGGGGTCAACGCGTTGCCGGAGTTGGTAAAAGCGTCCAAGTACACGCCGTTTACGATGGAGCAGTTTGAAGCGGATCCTGGTTATGCATTTCGACTGCAAGAAGGCATGAAAGCACTTGACCGAACAGCGGCGGCCCGAGGCGGCTTGCTGTCTGGCGCTACCCTGCGTGGCGCGCAACGCTACGGTCAAGAGCTAGGATCGCAAGAATATACCAACGCCTTTAATCGCTATCAGCTAGAACGTCAAGCACGCCTGAACCCGTTGCAAAGTCTTGCCGGCATGAGCCAGACCGCTGCCAACACGATGTCTACTCAAGCGGGTCAGTTTGGTGAAAACATGGCGCAGAACGCCATGACGCAAGGCAACATCCGCGCGT